AGAAAACAACAATTAGGTAATTTTGTAGCTGGACAAGAATCTATAAACTGTCCTGCAGGAGCTGTATTTATTAGAGGTATACAAGTTTATGATACAGCAGGATCTGAAATTACGGGAGCTAACAGATGGCTAGAAAAAAAAGATTTAACTTATTTACAAGAATATCAGGATGTAACTGGAACCTCTGCTGCTCAAGGTCAACCTAAATATTATGCTATGTTTGGTGGAGGAACAGGAGAATCTGATACTACATCAGGAAGAATATTTGTAGCCCCTACACCAAATACAACTTATAGATTTAGAGTTCATTTTAATAAAGCCCCTGATCTTTTAGAGAATAACGACACTAATTATATTAGTCTTAACTTTCCAAATGGGCTATTATATTGCTGTCTATCAGAGGCATATGGGTTTTTAAAAGGTCCGATAGATATGTTGACTTTATATGAAAATAAATATAAACAAGAAGTACAGAAGTTTGCTAACGAGCAAGTCGGTAGACGAAGAAGAGATGACTATACAGATGGCACTGTTCGAATACCGGTAAACTCAGTAAACCCGTAGGAGAAAATTATGGCAATAACATCGGCAATATGTTCAAGTTTTAAACAAGAACTTTTACAAGGTAAACACAGTTTTGAGTCTTCAGGTGGACACACTTTCAAGATTGCATTATTTGATAGTAATGCAAATTTAGGTGCATCTACAACAGACTATTCAACATCAGAAGAAATTACAAATACATCGGGTTCTGCATATTCTGCAGGGGGAGCAACTTTAACAAACTCAGGTGTTTCATTATCTTCAACAACAGCTTTTACAGACTTTTCAGATGTAACTTATTCATCTGCTTCTTTCACTGCAAACGGTGCAATAATTTATAATACAACAACAGATGGTGGTTCAGGCACAACTGATGCTGTTTGTGTAATTGCATTTGGTGGTGACAAAACAGCTAGTAATGGGACATTTAAAATAGAGTTTCCAACAGCAGATTCAAGCAGCGCAATCATCAGACTAGCATAGGAGGCCGACCATGTCGGTATCTTCAGGATGGGGTCGACTTACCTGGGACCAATCACAATGGGGTGGAAGCACTCAATTAGGAGCAGGTTGGGGTGCTCAAACATGGAATCATGGTTCGTGGAATGATCTTAACGATGTAACAATCAGTGTTACAGGTTTTTCAATAGACACAAATTTAGGTATAGAGGGCTGGAGTAATAATGCTTACGGTCGTGGTGCATGGGGTGAGTTTGCAGCAGACATAGGTTTAGGTGCAGATGTATCTGTATCAGGTGTATCTTTCTCAGCTGCAACCACTGCAGCTTCTGGAATAGGTTCTGCAGTTGTGCAACCATCAGGTGTATCTGCAACAGCTGCTGCAGGATCATTAGCAGTAGAATCAGATGCCAATGTTTCAATGTCTGGAGTGTCTGCTTCTTTTGCATTAGGAGCTGTAGCAGTTGCTGATCAAGTTGTAGGTTTAACTGGTCAATCATTTACTGCGAGTCAAGGAACTGCAATAGCACCAAACGATACTGTTCAACCATCAGGTTTATCAATAACTTCCGCTCAAGGAACTGCAATAGGATCTTCTAGTAACCAAGTTGATGTTACAGGATTTTCAATGTCCACATCAATTGGCACGGCAGTTGCACCAAACAATACAGCAATAATATCTGGTGTTTCTGCAGAATTTAATTTAGGTACAATAGTAGGTTTAGGTGGTGCTGTAGCTAATTTAACAGGATTATCTTCAACAGCTAGTGTAGGAGCCTTAGATCCTAACGATATGACTCTGGGTATATCTGGTCAATCGTTTAGTGCTAGTATTGGCTCAGTATCTGTTGTTGATATGCAGGTTGGATTGACTGGACAATCTGCAACATTTAGTATAGGTGGTGTAAATATCTTTGCATACGGAGATGTTGACACCGGTTCAAATACGTCTTATAGTAATGTTTCAACAGGTTCGAACGACACTTATTCGGATGTTGCAACTGGATCAAATACAAGTTATAGTGACGCTGCATAGGAGATAAATTATGGCATCAACATACACACCTTTAGGTGTTGAACTTCAAGCAACCGGTGAAAACGCTGGAACTTGGGGCACGAAAACAAATACAAATTTACAACTCATTGAACAAATAGCTGGTGGATTTATACAAAAATCTATAGCTGGTGGTGCACAGACAACTGCTTTAGCAGTTAGTGATGGATCAACTGGTGCAGAACTTGCACATAGAATGATAGAATTTACAGGTACAATCACAGGTAATCAGATTGTTACAATTCCAAACGACGTACAAAACTTTTATATTTTAAAAAATGCAACTTCAGGTGCTTATACAGTACAATTTAAATATGCATCTGGTTCGGGAGATACATTTACTTTTTCAGCAACACAGAAAAAAACAGCTATAATTTTTGCATCTGGTAATCCAGATACAACAGATCCTAAGATGATTGAAATTCAAACTGGTGGAGATGTTGTTGATGATACATCACCACAACTAGGTGGTAACTTAGATACTAATTCTTTCATGATCGACTTCGATGATGCTCATGGTATCAGAGATGAAAATGCAAACGAACAATTAATTTTTGAAACAACATCATCAGCAGTAAACCATGTTGATATAACTAACGCTGCAGCAAGTAGTTCTCCACAAATTGGTGCAGTCGGAGATGATACTAATATCAGTCTAAAATTAAGACCAAAAGCAACTGGTAATATTGAGGTTATGGGTGCAACGAACCCAGGTTCGATTCAGTTGAATTGTGAAGCTAACTCCCATGGAATTAAGCTTACTGGCCCTGCACACAGTGCTGGTCAATCATACGAACTTAAATTTCCTACTGGAAACGTAACAGCAGACAGATTTTTAAAAGTAGCTTCAGTAACAGGTTCAGGTGCAACGGGTGTTGGACAACTATCATTTGCTGAAGTATCAGGTGGTACTTCATGGCAAGCAGTTAAAACTTCTGGTTTTACAGCTGTGGCTGGTGAGGGTTATTTTATAGATACAACATCTGGTGCAATAGAAATGGATTTACCTGCAGGTAATATTGGAGATGAAATTTCTTTTATAGATTATGCAGGAACATTTGATTCAAATGCTCTAACAATAGATCAAAACGGAACAGAAAAAATTGCAGGATCAACAGATCCTTTGACAGTATCAACAGAAAGAGCAGCAAATACTTTAGTTTATGTAGATGGTACGCAAGGTTGGCTCTTAAAGAATAATTAAGGAGATCAATGGCTACTTATAGAGAATTAGTCGGAAAAAAAATTAAAAAAGTTACATCCGATCCATCTAATTCAATTGATGGACAGATGTGGTATAACTCCACAACTGGAGCTCTTAGAGGATTAGCTCTTACATCAGCATGGTCTAGTGCATCACAACTAGGAACTGGCCGATATTTAAGCGGAGGTTTTGGATCTCAAACAGCTGGTGTAGTTACAATGGGTGCTATACCTCCAGGAGCTTCACCACAAACTATAACAGAACATTACGATGGAACTGGTTGGTCAAATGCGACAGCATATCCTACAGGGGGTTTTTCAGGAGGAGGAGCCGGAACTCAAACTGCAGGATTATTAGCTGGAGGAACTCCAGGAAGAACCACTGCTGCAAATGAATATGATGGAAGTAGTTGGACATCTACAGGATCTGTACCTGTAGCTTGTGATAGTTTTAGTCTTTGTGGAGAAGGAACACAATCAAATATAATTGGTGCTATCGGTCGAACTCCAGCAACAGGAAATTCAGGAACTAATATTTCAGTAACTTATAATGGAAGTGTTTTTGGTTCAGCGCCAAATTTAAATACTGCAAGGATGTATGGTAACCACGCTGGAACAGGGACAGGAACAGCAGGATTAATTTTTGGTGGGTTTATAGACCCATCTCCAAATGCAATGACAAATTGTGAAGAGTATGATGGTTCTTCTTGGAGTAATACAGGTAGTTTAAATGTTGCTGGGTCTTTTCTAAATGGATTTGGAACTCAATCAGATACTGTAACAAATGTAAATACTCCAAACTATGCAGGAACTGAAAGATATAATGGAACTTCTTGGACTGCTTTACCTAACATGGGTGTATCATCACCAGGAGGTCTTTATGGGAATGCTGCAGGAACATCAGGAACAAAAGGTTATATAACAACTTTAGGTCCAACTCTAGCTGCAACAGAAGAATTTAACGAATCAACAAACGTAATTACAGCAGCAGCATGGGCTAGCGGCGGCACTTACCCAACAAATATTTATGGATCTGCAGGAGCAGGAAATACACCTGCTGGATTAGTATTTGGTGGATACAATGGATCTGCAGGAGTAACAACTACCTCTGAATATGATGGATCAACTTTTTCATCAGGTGGAAGTTTACCCGTTGCAAAAAGATATTTAGCAGGGTTTGGAACTCAAACAGCAGCGCTTGGTGCAAAAGGAAGAGTTCCAACAGGTTCACCATCTACAGTGACTACTAGTGAAGAATATGATGGTTCTAGTTGGACATCAGGTGGAACTGCTAGTGTCGCTGCTTCACTGTTTTCAGGGTCAGGAACTCAAACATCAGGATTAGTTTTTGGAGGAACTACTCCACCTTACACAAATTCAACCGAAGAATATAATGGTTCCTCTTGGACAACAGGAGGAAATTTAGGTACAGCCAGAGCTAATCATAGTGGTTCTGTAGGAGGAACTCAAACCGCAGCGCTTGCTTTCTTTGGTGACGATGGCTCTACACCACTTACTCTTAACACAGAAGAATATAACGGAACATCTTGGTCAGAACAAAACAACGTGCCAGCAGGAAGATTTGCTGGGGGCGGAGCTGGAACACAAACTGCAGGATATGGTTTTGGAGGATATACAGCTCCTGGAACTCCTAACCAAACGACATCAACAATAAGATATGATGGAACAAGTTGGGCAACTAGTGTAAATATGGCTACAGCAAGAGGTTATAATTCAGGTTCTGCGGGAACTGGACCAGCGGGTATATTTACAGTAGGTGATTTCCCTGTTGCAAACTCAACAGAACAACTTACAGAGGAAACAGCAACACCTAATATAGAAACATTTAGTACGAGTTAATTATGGCAACATATAGAGAATTACACGGTAAAGCAGTTAAAACAGTCACAACTAATCCAACGGATGATGCGGCTGAGGGACAAATCTGGTTTAACTCAACAGATAATAAATTTAAATCTGTTGTTGGTATTACTGCTACTCGAAGTGGTTCATTTATGTCAACTACAAGAGCTAACGGAGGTTCTATTGGAAGCACTCGTGATGCGTCTGCAGTAGCTGGTGGTTATACAAGCACAGCAAACACAAATGTAACAGAGGAGTTTAATGGTTCTGGTTTTAGCACAGGTGGAAACTTAAATACTTCTAGAAGAGCTTTAACAGGAACAGGTGTTATAACAGCAGGTTTAGTTTGTGCTGGATATGCGGCAACAGAATCAAACGCAACAGAAGAATATGATGGGTCCGCTTTTAGTAATGGCGGTAATTTAAATACTGCAAGATTTCATACAGGTACTTTTGGAACACAAACAGCTGGTGTAGCCGCTGGAGGTAGTGCTCCTTCACCTGCTAAAAATATAACAGAAGAATATAATGGATCTGCTTGGACAACAGTTCCTGCTACCTTATCAGTTGGTAGACAAGAACATATGGCAGGAGGAACAGAAACAGCAGGTATATGTTGTGGAGGACAACCTCCTTATACAACTGCGACAGAAGAATATGACGGATCTGCTTGGACAACTGGAGGAAGTTTAAACACAGCTAGAGCAGGAATTCAAGGATCAGGTATACAAACAGCTGCAATAGTAATGGGAGGAAGCACTCCAACAAGAATAACTTCAATTGAAACTTATAATGGTACTTCTTGGACTACTTCGCCAGCTACTTTAGCAACAGCAAGAGATGCCGCCCACAATGCAGGAACTTCAACTTCAGCTATAGTTGCTGGAGGAATAACACCAGGTCCTAGTTACGTAAATACATCAGAAGAATTAGACACATCGGCAAATATTTTTACATCAGCAGCATGGTCTAGCGGTGGTAATTTAAATACAGCAAGAATAAATGCAAAAGGAGCTGGCACTCAAACTGCTGGAGTAGCTTTTGGTGGTCGTCCACCTGATATAGGGAATACTGAGGAATACAATGGATCTTCTTGGTCAGAACAAAATGATTTAAATACGTCAAGAGGTTCTGGAGCTGGTTTTGGAACACAAACATCTGCAGTTTTTTGTGGAGGTCATGAGTATCGAAACGACACAGAAAATTACGACGGAACTTCTTGGACAAATAGTGGTAATTTAAGCACAGGAAGAAGATATTTAGGGGGCTGTGGAACACAAACTGCGGGTTTAGCCATTGGTGGATACACTGGTACACCAGCTGGAATAAATAGTTCTGAACATTATGATGGTAGTTCTTGGACAGCGGGTGGAAATATGAGTCCAACAAATTGGGGTGCAGCAGGAGCAGGAACACAAACAGCAGGTCTTAAAATAGGTGGTGCAGGATCAGGTTCTCCAGGTCCCGCAGCAGGAGTTGATTCACAGGAATACGATGGTACTTCATGGACAACAGGTGGAAATTTAATAGGAAATAGAAAAACAAATTCAGGTGCTGGAACTCAAACAGACGCACTTACCGCTGGTGGAGAAAGTACAAGTTCTAATTCAATATCAACATGTGAAGGTTATAATGGAACGTCTTTTTCAACTAGACCTAGTATGTCAACAGGAAGAGAAGTGCATGCAGGTTTTGGAACAGCCTCACTTTCACTAGTTTGTGGAGCTAAACCTGCTTCAACTGCAACAGAAGAGTTTACAGGAGAAAGTACATCTGTTAACGTAAAAGATCTTACACAAAGTTAATAATTATGATATACAATTTTAAAAAGGAGGACTAAACTATGGCACACTTTATATATGGAGTAGCTGAAAACACTGGCAAAGGATTTTTTACTGCAGAAGACAGAAGAAAATTCTTCCTTAGAGGTTATCCTGCAAACGTCTGGATGGTTGGCAACAACGTTGACGGCGCTATGTGGTTAGCTGAAAAAGGCGGTCGTGAAAAGACAAAAGCAGAAGCACAAGCTTTGATTGACGCTGAAGTACAAGCTAATCAAGCTGCGTGGGATGCTATGTCTGACGAAGATAAAGCTAACTCACCAGGTAGACCAACAGACGTAATATTGCCATAAGGATTTTTAAATGGCAGATTACGCTGACATATACGGTAAGAGAGTAAAAGTATTTGACTCTGACCCCACGCTAGATTCTAGTTATGAGGGACAGGTTTGGTATAACTCGGCCACAGGTACATTAAAATCTGTGGTTGCTTTTGCGGCATGGAGAAGTAGCACAAACGCTCCTTTTAAAGCTGTTGCAGCCGGAGCAACTGGACCTCAAACTGCTAATTTAGTTTTTGGTGGATATGGTAATCCAGCTACTCCTTCAGGAATAACTACAACTGCAGAGTATAATGGCTCTGGTTGGACTGCAGGGGGAGGCATGGGAGATGGAAGAAATTATATAGGTTCTGCAGGAACACAAACAGCAGGTTTAGGTTTTGGAGGACTTGATTCACCTCCTAGATCAGCAAAAACAGAAGAATATAACGGAACGTCTTGGTCGGAACAAAACGATTTATCTAATGCTCGAGGTCAAGGAGTAGGAACAGGATCACAAACAGCAGGTATGTATACAACTGGAGATGCTGGACCACCAGATTATTCAGTTTATGTAGAAAATTATGATGGTACGTCTTGGACTAATGGAACATCAAATAGTTTAGGAAGACGTGTAGGTTCTGGTAATGGATCTCAAACTTCTGCAATTATTATTGCAGGTAATATAAATCCAAGCGATACACTAACTGCTTTAACAGAAGAATGGAATGGATCCTCTTGGTCAAGTGGAGGTTCTGTAAACACTGCTAGAAAAGGTGGTATGGCTGCAGGGGCAAATGCAGATTCATCTGTTTTTTTTGGTGGAACCGCAGCACCTGGAGTTTCAACAGCCACGGAAGATTACGATGGATCAACTTGGGCAACTTCATCAGCAACCATGTCGGTAGGA